CAAACACTTCTGGCGCAGTCAGCTTTAACCTAGACCTCACCGAGTTGGTCGAGGAGGCGTTTGAACGCGCTGGTAGCGAGCTTCGCACTGGCTATGACCTGCGAACAGCCAGACGTAGTTTGAACATTATGTTTGCTGATTGGGCCAACCGTGGCATCAACCTGTGGACAATTGAGACTGGGATTATTGATTTGGTGCAGGGCCAAAACACCTACCCGCTGCCTGACGACACCATTGACCTGTTGGAGCATGTCATCCGTACAGGCGGGAATATAGCTTCAACTCAGGCCGACCTGACCATCACACGTATTAGCGTTTCCACCTACGCTACGATCCCCAACAAGATCACTCAAGCCAGACCCATCCAGATTTGGATTCAGCGGTTCAATGGGCAGACTAGCCCTATCTCTTCTACGCTGACCACAACAATCACAAGTACATCCACTGAAATCGTGCTAAGTGATGTTACGGGTTTACCCGCATCTGGGTTTATAAAGATTGACAACGAGATCATCAACTACAGTTATATAACCCAGAATACAAACGCTGTCACGGGGACTTTGTATAACTGTTTTCGTGGGCAACAAAACACGATTGCAGCGGCACATACCGCTGCGGCTACCGTTTATTGGCAGCAAGTCCCAGCAGTCACCGTTTGGCCTACGCCAGACAATGCCCAGCAATATCAGTTGGTGTATTGGCGTCTACGTCGCACCCAAGACGCAGGCGGCGGTGTCAACATCATGGACGTGCCGTTCCGCTTCATTCCTTGTATGGCCGCTGGCCTGTCGTATTACATCGCCGGAAAGATCCCCACCGGCGTGGAGCGTCTTGGTTTCCTGAAACAACAGTACGACGAAGCTTGGGAACTGGCAGCGTACGAAGATCATGAGAAAGCCGCATTGCGGCTTGTTCCACGTCAAACTTATATTGGGAGATAACCATGCCTAAAGGTATACCAAAAAAACCCGGTGAAGAACAAACGCTTGAAGGTAGCGGTACGGGCGCTGGTGGCGCGGGCAGTGGACGGATGACCGTGGCGGAGCGTTGGGCCAAAAGAAGTGACCCTAATTTTGATTGGGGGTCTTTAAAAGGCCCAAAAATACCTAAAGAAATCAAAGAAGAACGTGCTGCTAGATTCAAAGCAGAAAGAGAAAATTTAATAAATTACATGAACACAATCCCAAAAAGTTTGTCTGAAATGACAGATGCGCAAAAAGCAGCGATGACACCCGGACAACTTAGTAGGCGTGAACAGGCAGATAAGAATTTTGCTGAGTTACAGGGAAGAAAAAACTTTAGGAAACAGCCTAATTTGTTTGAAATGACAGACAAAGAACGAGCAGAACTGTCACCCTCACAAAAACGTAAATTTGGGTCTGACACTACCTTTAAAAAAGGTGGCCTGACCGCTTCCCGCCGTGCCGATGGCATTGCTTCTCGTGGTAAGACCAAGGGGAGAATGGTTTAATGGGTAATCGTTTTGCTTCAGGCAAACGCGCAATCGCGGAATGCGACCGTTGTGGTCAACGATTCCAACTGAAGGTTTTGAAGACTGAGATCATCAAGACAAAGAAGTACGATCTGCTGGTTTGTCCTGAGTGCTGGGACCCCGACCACCCACAGTTGCAGTTGGGCATGTGGCCGGTTGATGACCCACAAGCTTTGAGAAACCCAAGGCCAGACCGGAGTTACATCTTGTCAGGCACAAACGGCTTGCAGCTTGTTCCCACTGGGAATGGGCCAAATGGAGCAGGTACAGTCGAAGGCGGCAGTCGAATCTTCCAATGGGGCTGGAATCCAGTGGGTGGGGCTTCATTTTTTGACACTGACTTAACGCCAAACTATTTGGTTTTGGCAGTGGAACTTGGTACAGTCACGGTAAGCGTAACTTAGGAGTTTAAACATGGACACAAAGAAAGAACTTAAAGCACACATGGCTAAAGGCATGAAATCCGCGCATCCAGATGCTGCGGCTAAAAAAATGCGTGCCGGTGGTAAAACCAACAGCGACATGCTTAAGTATGGTCGCAACATGGCGAAGGTGATGAACCAACGCAGTGCCGGACGGGGTAAATAAAATGGCTGAGTACAAACAACCCAAAAAAGTTCCAAGCGTTGTTGTTGGTGAAGAGCCAGCAAAAGAAACCATGCGCAAACAAGTTGTGTCTGTTGCAAACACGCGCAGTCAAGACTACCCGCCTACCAAGACAACTGGCATCAAAATGCGTGGCACAGGTGCGGCTACCAAAGGCTTGATGTCGCGGGGGCCAATGGCGTGACACGATACGGCTCCATATACGTTGTTACAAATACTGTTACTGGTGAACAGTATGTTGGGCAAACACGCCAAAAAGCGGCGCGTAGATGGAAGACGCACATAAATACTGCCAATTCCCAAGCCACGCAAAAATACAAACTTACAAAAGCCATTATTGAGCATGGAAAAGAATCTTTTAAGTTTGTAGAGGTTTTTTCTGCTTTTGATGCGGCAACACTGAACGCGGCTGAAATTAAATTTATAGAAGAACTTTCTCCTGTGTACAACATTACCAAAGGAGGCGCAGGCCATCGCGGAGTTGTTACATCAGTAGAAACGTGCAAGGCGCGATCAGAGCGTTTGAAGCGGCAGTGGGCAAATACTGACTGGCGGGCAACCCAAATAGAAAAACTTAAACAACTTTCAAACAGCCCAGAAGCCACACAGAGAGGAAAGTGTGTCGCGGCAATTGGAAGCGCAGCACGGGCAAAACATGTATTTTGCCCAGAAATAAATTGTTCTTTTTTATCTGTTTCACACGCAGCAAAATATTTAAATGTAAGTCACACAGGTGTACGATACGCACTTCGCAATGGATCAAAAATAAAAGATAAATTTACAATTTTGGAGGTAGCAAATTGAACTACCAACAACTAGTTACAAGCATACAAAGCTATACTGAGAATCAGTTCCCCGCTGTATATCTTGCTGATGGATCGACTGAGTCTTCAACGGCCCAGATAAATCGGTTCATCGAGCAGGCTGAACAACGCATTTACAACATGATTCAGTTTCCGTCCATTCGCAAGAATGTGACGGGTACATCCACAATCAACAACAAGTATTTGTCATGCCCGAGTGACTTCCTTGCCGTTTATTCAATGGCGGTTATCGATGCGCTTGGTAACTACGAATACCTGCTGAATAAGGACGTGAACTTTATCCGTCAGGCGTACCCAAAACCAACAGACACGGCGATTCCAAAATACTACGCTTTGTTTGGCCCAACAACGACCAACGATGCAAGCCCCGTCATTACAAATGAGTTGAGCTTCATTCTTGGCCCAACGCCAGATGCTGCGTACTCTATAGAGTTGCATTACTACTACTACCCACAGTCAATCACCACAGCAAACACAACATGGCTGGGTGACAACTTTGATTCTGTTTTGCTCTACGGCTCTCTGGTAGAGGCGTACACTTTTATGAAGGGTGAGCAAGACATCATCTCGTTGTACGACACCAAGTTCAAAGAAGCACTTGCGTTGGCGAAACGTCTGGGCGATGGCATGGAGCGATCCGATAGTTATAGAAGCGGTCAGTATCGTTTATCGCCTTTACCCCAAAACAATGGAGTAGCGTAATGATTAAACATACGCGCCAAGAGGCCAAAACATTAGGGCTGCCTACGTGTTATGGGTCGGCGTGTGTTAAACATCCTGAGCTTGAAGGGCTTCGTAGAGTATCTGGGGCGTGTGTTGAATGCGCTAAAAAAACATTACAGGATAATCGAGCGGCAAATAAAGAACGTACGCAAGCGCAACGCCGTAAAGACCGATTAAAAATGATGCTCAAACCTGAGATGGTTCAAAAGAAACGCGAACGCGATATTCAATATCGTAAAGCAAACAAAGAATCATGCCGCGCCACCATTCTTGCGTGGAGCGCAAATAACCCAGAAAAAGTAAAAGTATACGCAAAGAAAACAAAATCTAACAACAAAGGCAAAGTAAACGCGCATACCGTAAAACGGCGCTTAGCAAAAATTAACCGTACTCCCATTTGGCTCACATCCGATGACCATTGGATGATTCAACAAGCGTATGAGTTGGCTGCGCTGCGTACAAAAATGTTTGGATTTTCTTGGCACGTTGACCACATACTACCGCTCCAAGGCAAAATTGTTTCTGGTTTTCACGTACCGACAAACTTACAAGTAATCCCCGCAGCAGATAATGTGCGAAAGGGGAATCGTGTATGAGCTTCACAGGCAACTTCTCTTGCAATACGTTGCGAGCAGGGCTGGCAAACGGGTCAATCAACTTGACCTCGGATACGTTCCGACTGGCTCTGTACACCAACGATGCAACATTGGACGAGACAACCACAGCCTACACAACCACTGGTGAGGCATCAGGCGGTAACTACGTGGCAGGCGGAGAGATCGTCACCACTACAGTGTCTTCTCAAACAACAGCGTCCGGTAGCGTGACATACGTGACTTTTTCTTCTCCGTCATGGACAGGCGCGATCACAGCCCGTGGCGCGTTGATCTACAAAGCTGGTGACAACGGTGCAGTCTGTGTCCTTGACTTTGGCAACAACAAAACATCAACCACCTCATTCACCGTGACGATGCCTGCAAACACCAGCACGTCAGCACTCATTCGACTTGTTTAAGGAGTAAGAAATGTCAAGCATAGAAAAAGCCCAAGCCGCCGACACTATCGGTAGTGCAATTACAAAGACTTTGCAATCAGGCGAGTCAGCTACTGCCAAGGGTGTTTACACCATGCAGTGCTTTGACAAAGATGGCAACCTGAAGTGGGAAGCCAAATGTCCCAATCTGTTAGTCGACGTTGGCCTGCAAGACATGAACAACAAGTACTTCCTTGGCAGTGCCTACACCGCCACTTGGTACATTGGCTTGTATGGCTCAGGCGCGTCCAACAGCCCTGCGGCTGGCAACACTATGGCTTCACACAGTAGTTGGACAGAAGAGACCGGATACAGCCAAGCAACACGCCCAGCTTGTACGTTTGCCACACCAACCACAGCCAACCCATCTGTGGCTACCAACTCTGCCTCCCCTGCTGTTTACAGCATCAATGCCACAGCAACTATTGGCGGAGCATTCTTGGTTAGCGAAAACACCAAAGGCGGCTCTACAGGTACTCTGTACTCTGCTTCTGATTTCACATCCCCCGGTGACCGCTCTGTTGTGTCTGGCGACACATTGAACGTTACATACACACTCAGCTTGGCTGGTTAATAGGAGCGCATGATGGCAACATTTAAAAAAGGCGATGTCGTAAAGTTAACCGGCGTTATACCCCAAGGCCCAGTGCTTGCGATGCGAATGGATGAAGACGGCAACGTGTCTTATCTGATTGAGTGGACGGATGCTATTGGAAGCACCCAGCAGCGTTGGTTTGCAGAATCTGAGTTGGTTGCAGTTTGATATGAGTGGGGCATGACGAGTGTTTGGATTCACCGCATTCTCACAAGCCCCGTTCTCGTCGCTTAGTGGCAATACATTTGCTGCCTCAGTATCTGAATCAGCCACAGCGACGGATAGCACATCTTCGTCTTTAATTTTTAGTTCTTCTATTTCTGAAACCGCTACCGCATCTGATGCGGTAGCATCACTTCTGACTTATTTGGCAGCGGTATCTGAGACAGCGACTGCAACAGACGCAATTTCAGCGGCAGCAACACTTCTAAGCGCGGTATCTGAATCTTCCACCGCCACGGACGCTGTATCGTCCGCACAAACCTTTGCCACGACTGTGTCAGAGACAGCCACGGTAACAGATTCAATCTCCGGCACGCAAACATTTGCAACAAGTATTGCAGA